GTGGCTCAATAGAAAAGGACTTGAGGAAGTCTGAATTCTTCTCCTCAAGTCCTGATCTGTAGGTATCCGCGTTGTGCCTTTTAGCTTTGCTGTATGCTGCACTGCGGGTGGTCATTAGATACCACCAAAGACGTACTTAAAGTAATAATTCTTAGGGTCTCGCTTCTCTTCACTGCCCTTATCAAAGATAGGAGAACCATTAGCGTACTTGAAGGTAGGTTTAGCATCACTAAGCGAAAAGTACATGTAACCAAGAAAGAGGCTACCATCTTGCACACTAGAGGCATCTACAGGAATACTTTCTACATCTTCACAGTATTCCTTATAGACATCCTTATGCATCATCATGACTGCAACAAAGTCACAATTGATATCTTGCAGCACATGATCAGGGAATTTAATGGTGCATGGATTCCAAGCATAGAGATCGAAAGTAGGTTCCTTTTGTTCCTCTTTAAGTTCCTCAATGTTAGTCTTAAGACCCTGCACTACATCCTGCATCGTAGCAAGAGTAGATTGAGCCATATCAATGCGGTTATCAAGTTCTTCCAAAGTAATCATCTTAAGTACTCCCTAGTATTTATTAAAAGTCAGTGGCTCCAACAGCCTTGCGTGATTCTGCTTCAGCTTCATCGAGGCTGTCAAATGGTGCCTCTTCCTTGAATGCCTCATAGCCTTCCTCTTCAGCAGAGAAGCCGTAGTCCTCTGCAGATGAACCACCGAACTCGTTAAGCTTAATCACTTGGACTGCAACCGGTCGAAGGCTAAGGCCAACCTGCTTAGTTGACTGCATGAAGTAAGGTGCTGCAGTGAAGCTAAGACGAATCACTGAATCACGACCTACATTGACGTCAATAGGCTTGCCCTTAGAATCAAAATGGGCAATCTTAGCGTTGACTGTAGATCCATCCTTTTTCTTGATTACAGCATTCTGCTTAAACTTGAGGTAGACATTACCTTCTTCATCTTCAAAGCAAAGATCAGACTTATGGATCTTTTTCTTATTCATTGCATTGGCTTCAGAGACCGCTTCATCGAAAGCCTTGTTCTGAATAGCCTCAAGCTTCTCAATGAGCTTCTTAAGTTCATCAGTCATACCCTCAAAGCGCATAGTAACACTAAAGACACCTTCAGGATTGAACTTCATATCAGGCTCCTTCAGGTGAGGATACTGAGCAAAGCCCTTCGGAGTAGTGTAACGTTCGATCATTTTAAAATGGTTTCCTTGTTTAATTAATTAATTAAGTAAAGGTTACTAGAGAGATTCCTTGGTTCTCTCTAGTAGTGGAGATTATATTAAGTTACTAGCAGAACGCATACATAGACTGTTTGACTACATCAAGATCTAATGTACCGTGCTTAGGAATCGGAGGCAACTCCTTAGCTTTTTTAGGAGACAACATATTCTCGACTTGATCATGAAGATCCTGCAGCACGTCATTCTGTTTGTAGGTTTCAGCAAAGACCGCACGAACAAGAGAGAACATCAAATCACCTTGACCTGCAGGGCAGCCGTAGGAATCATGAATCATAGCAAACTGATGGATACCTGCATCAACACAAGCGTCTACAGTTAACATGAGGTGACTAGCATCCATAGAGTGCACATAGTTAGGAGCGATACCCTGTTTTTGCTTACGAGAATCGATTTCCCCTAAGTCCTCTGAGACACTAATCTGAAAAGTTTCCCCTTCTTTCTTAGATTCCTCAGGAGCACCCGATTCATCAGACACATGAATAGTTCCGCTGCAGAAGGTCTTAAGTTTCTTCAGGCGAACTTTAGGATACCTTTGACGAACCAAGAAACCACTCGGAGTTACCCATTGTGTAGGAAGATTCTCTCCGTTGATATTCTTGTCCGTAGCGAGTAGTCCTGAGGCAGTCTGAAGCCAGTCCATAGCTTCTCTCGCTTTAACGACAACCTCACCTAATGAGTTCCAAATCTTGTCTGCCATATAGGTTGCAGCTTGTCGAGGCTTAGAGAATGCTAAAGGATGATGTTCTAAATGAGGGTAGATAGTATCTTCAAGAATCTGCTCAGTAAAGCCAAACTTCTTAGCACCGTATGAGAGTGTCATAGTGGGTCTCTTGGTTACCTTACGGGTAATCCCATAGGCCAGCCACTCAGCAGCAAGTGCCTTAGTACCCTTAGAGACATACTCAGTGCCATCTTCAGCAGTCTTAAACTCATCTTCAGTACCCTCAGCGGCATCCTTAAGGATAGCCTGCTTCACATGCTCAGCGACAATACCGTAGATATCGTGAACCTTATCATCAGGCACGAGGTTAACTGCAGTACCCCCAATCTCATCCTTAAGCATAGCTGAGAAGTGCTGGATACCACTGCAGCTGCCATCGAAAGCTACTGGAATGTGAGACACATAATCTGTACCTTGGTCCATGAAATCAGCCCACTCAAAGCAGAATGCTAGGAACTCCCAAGGGGAATCTGTTTCAGTCCATTCGAGGTCTGTAAGAGGATCTTTAGCTGTCCTAAGAATCAACTCAGTGTTCTCATAGACCCACGCAATGCGTTCCTCTAAGGGTTTCTTATCAAGCCCATAGCAGTTAGCACCCTGAATAGCTAACCAGGCTACCCCTGAATCCCCCAAAGGAGCACCATCGGCAAACTCCAGCAAACTCTTGCAGAAATCAGTGCCTTGTGGGTTCAGCAAAGGCAGCGGATAGACACGACCACGGAAATCAAGATTGTGAGGAAAGTAGATACGTTCATAGTCTTTATAGAGATCCGCAAGGGCAAGCTGAGCATTCACTGCATAGCGCTTAGACTTACGCTTATTGTCACGCTGAAAGTAGATAACCATAGACTTACGCCATTCCTTCTGTACCTGAGGATCCTTGTCTGCTGCCTCAGGTCTAACTGGAGGTTCCTCAGGTTCCGCCAAAGGCATCTCAAGTCCCTCAGGGATATGCTTCCATTTAGAGATCTCCTGAGCTACCTTAAGTACCCTTTGATTGATCCTCCAAGGAGTCTCTTGGATAGCGTTAACAGCCTTGTAGACGTCAGGCATATCGAGATCTCCATAGAGATCCATAACAGTCTTTTCATTAAGACGAACTAAAGGAATGGGGCGCTTGAGATTGATATAGTAGCCACCGTTGATAGGATTACTCCATGGCTTAGGAGGGATGACCATAGGACGATTCTTAAAGAGAAGATCAGCCATCTCCCTATCATTATGGGCAATGTACTGAACAATCTCAGGAGCAATCTCAAATCGATAGGAAAGCTTGATACCTTGGGAGTACCTAGAGATCTTCCCTAGACCGGTAGACACAATAAAGATATCGATCAACTTCATACCTAGGTTGCAGCGAACAGAATCAGTCCATTTCTCCCACTTCTCTTTACGTTCCTCATCAGCTAACCATTTATCTTTGGCGTTAACAAAGGCAGTCTTGAAAGACATACCTATACGTTTGTTGAGATTGACCTGAAAGTAGGATCGTTCCTTCTCAGACAAAGTAGACAATACATCTTGGAACTTCATCTCCAGTTCTAACTCAGTTCCTAACTCTTTTGCAAGGGACGTAAGGTTAATCTGAGGGATAGCATTAGAAAGAATAGTTCTAAGAGACAAGAAAGCTACATGCTCAATCTCTAGCTGCTTTAAGACAACTGCACAAATATGGCGCTTCCCCGGTTTACCTGAATCAGCTTTAGTGTAGAAATCTTTTAGTCCCTTACAAAATGCCGGAAGGGCTTCTTTAAGCAGCATTTTGGTTGTCCCCGTGTCTGCTAAAGTTTTATTCTCTCTGGCCTTATTAATTTTAGACATAAAAGCTTGATAAGCAAGATCCTTACTCTCTAACTCTAATTCTATTTCTTTATCGACTAAATGCTTTCCATATTTGAGACACAATTCATCATAACCACATTCATTAATCCGAATTGAGTCAATAGCTGCTTTAGTGTCCATTTGGTTTCCTTTAGTTAACTTTAAGTTATCTTTAGTTGATCTTTAGATTAGTATCTATAGTAATAACCTACTTAGTTATTTATACTATAATTATTATTATTATTATTATTATGATTATACTCTTATAAGTTATTATTATAGTTATTATCATTAAAGTTAATATCTATAGTTCTCTATAGTTTATCTTTAGGTTATCTTTAAGTTAACTATAGTCCCTTGTCTTTCTGATTTGATCTACATCAATGTCTTATCCTACCTCTCTCTAGTACTGGAGATTATATTTTTTTTCTTGACCTAGATCAATATTAATATAATCTCCCCTAATGACAACCTTATGTATCAGTTGTCTCCTTCATCATCCTCTCGTTCAATCAACGGTCTGCCATAAAGATGCCTATTGAGGAACTCTTTATAAGCTTCATATTTCTCTTTGTCTTTCTTACCAGATTCCCCATTTTTATGGCCTGCCCTATAGGCATATTTGATCATATTTCCTTTACAGAAACCTATGAATTCCTTGTGAGAAAGCAGCTCTTGCATTAATTCA